AAACCGATGGCGGCATGTGCAGCGGTATTTTTACTGCTTTTGGAGGTCACATCTGGTATAAGAGTGGATCGTATAAGAGGATTATGTGCATAAGCTGCACCTTTAGCACCAAACTCATTATAATTGACCTTATCACCAAATATCTTTGACATCTCATCAGTCACACCCTTAATACCTTTTGTGAGTCTGCTGAAGTCATCTCCAACCACAGTATTGATATTCAGACCTCTTAAATCTGTGGGAATATGTTTACCAACCACAGGATTGATGATGCCTTTTATTGCCTTAAGGTAATCTTCTTCAGGAACTGGAGTATGTAGTGGAAAACTCTCACCATTCACCGGGCGAGTAAGTTTTTTTGGTAAATCCCTCTTTTTCATCAGACTCTGTGTATTTTTCCAAGGAGTGTCTGCAAGCGACAATATCCCGGCATGCTTCTTCATGTAATCATAGTAAGCATCCACAGGATTTAAGAACGAGAACTCACCTCCGATATTTTGTAATCCTCTTACTGGATCACCCTTAGCAAATTTCTGAGGATGTAGAAGATCATATAACAATTCTCCAGCAGTGTCTCTTCCAGTTAGAGTCTTGGTTAATAGATTAATTCCTGTATTAGCGAACCCTCCTACCCTGCTACCTACTTCAAAAGCTGTTAAGGCTGCGCCGACTGTTCCAGTGGCAGCTCCTAATATTTTAGGAGGTCTGATAATTGTAGGAAGTAACGCTTGTGTCCTTGTCAGAGGTATTCGTTTAATCACCTCTCTGGCAAGCGTCTTTGGCGGTTCTAAGACCGAACTAACCAGTTTTTGTTGTGTAGTTCTCTTATGTCCACTAAATCTGGCAATCCTTTCGGCGGCGGCATATATGCTTTTTGCAATATTTATCTGGGTTTTTGCACGATTACCAGCCACATCTGCCACAGCCACACCTGAAAGCTTAAGAAAGTTTCGGCGACTCATAGCCGTAGAAGCAAGACCCCCTTCAAAGAAGCCTGGGAGGTTGGCACCGTTATTAATACGTTCCAGTAGACCTCTATTTTCTTTGGTGGCTTTAGCATTTACAACAAACTCCCCATTGGATAAACGAGCCAGAATAGAGTCAGAAGTTCCAGTACCTGGACCAACTATAGATCCACCAGAAGCGTGTCCACCAATTCCAATTTCTCCAGCAGGCGCTCCACTAGCCATGGTAAAACGTTTACCACGCATGTAATCATTGAAATTACGGAGATCCTGAAAGGCCAAGTACCATACAGAGTCCGTGCGAGCTGGATCAAAATAGTGCAACATGCTTTCTAATCCATTGACAAACATGTTAGCACCTGTTTTTGCATACTCCAAAAGATCAATTTCTATTTGATTTGAGTCTGTCTTTGTGTTAAGCTTGTTCTTCATATCTTCTAAATTTGAATCTACTTCGTTGGTGGGCTGGAAAATCCGAGGCGCAGGGAGCCTGTAAGGAGCAATCGGATTTTCGAAATCACTTGTCGTTACTGCCCATGGTGTAGTGTATTGTCTGCCTGCGAAAGAAGACATAAGACTTTGAACAATTGCATCACCTGCCTTGCGCAGTTCAGCAGCTCCGTCAAAAATACTGTCTTTAACAGAAAGACCGGCAGCTGCCAACAGATCCGCAGGGGTTTTATTACTAGTACCGTTCTTTAATTTATCGGTTAGCGCTTCTGCAGTCTTACCACCAATCTCTTTGAGCATCTTGTCAACCAACGCTAAAAAGGCACGTATCTCCTCCACACCTTCAAGCTGTACATTCGAATGGACGAGTTTCTGAACACTGTCCGGCAAATCCTCCATCTCTTTCAACATTTTGAACTGGGATCTTACATTTGCCTCATCAATCAGATCCTTGCGTACTGTGTCGCCGAGCGACCAAAATTGTTGTTCACTGAGACTGGTTTTAAACACATCATTGATCTGCGAGAGAATACCATTTACAGATTTCGGTGTCTTGCTTTCTAGATACGCAAAGAGACCGGCAGCGGCATCTTTTACATCCCTGAAGAAGTCCGATATCTTGAACTTATCTCCAAGAGAGGTCATGCCATTTTCTGCAATATATGTCATCTCTGCCTGAACTTTGGTGGCAAGATCACTAAAAGTTTTCATTACATTGCCAGGAAGCTCACTCAGTTTTGCAAAGTCCAAGTCCGATAATGACAAATCAAAGATGGATTGAATTTTCTCCTTTTGATTGCCATAGGTTTTGTCAAGAGACTCTGAGATTTTTTCGTGCGCCTTTTCAAGCAAGGCCAGCACATGTTGTTGTTTGATAAAATCAGCAGGGGTAATTAGTTCCACACTGTTGATTTTTTGCTTCATTCTCTCTATTATAATCAGCTGGTTAATCTGATCTGTATTGAGTTTTGAAGCTTTTTTGCTATCTAGGTTAAAATTCTTGCTGAGACTGTCGAACGTTCTGCTTGCAGCACTTTCCAAAGAACTCAGCACTTTTTCAATCCCTCTAATTTTATTGGAGTACTCTTTTAAAAGGATTGAATTAGGTGTGGACGCTTCCTTCTCAGAGGACAACTGAGCTGTATAGTACTTCTCAGCCATTTTCAGTTGACTGTACAATTCACCATACTTTGATTCAACTAACCCTTTCGGAATCTCAAAGTCGAGGACTGTCGATAAAACTATGGGATCACTATTAAACTTCTTATCAGACGCCGAAAACTTACTACTGGCACTAAACGCTTTGTCAAAAAGACCATCATTAGTTCTACGCTTTAATTCTGTCAGGTCGTCAGCCAAGGCAGTCAATGCAGCTGTATACTCTTTAGGATTGATCGTATTCGGAGTTGCCTCCATTCTTTCAACCAAATTCTTGGCAATTCGCACGTCTTGAATTTGTTGTCGAACTTTCACAAGAGATTGTTCAGACAAAGATAAGTATGCTTTTATGGACAATTCTTCAGAACCTATTTTAGATAGTTGAGCATTGACATCGTTCATAAAGAAGGACACTTTAGAATTCTGAATAATGTTATCCAAAGTATCATAGTAAGCACTTACACGCTCAATGAATTTAGAGTCTTCTTCCCAGTACAGAGTGGTGGCAATTGCCTTAGCCGCCTTGTCAGCCTTTTCAAATAGATTGTCCAAGTTTGAATTCTGCAAGCTGAGTCTGCGCATTGTCATCTGGTCTATACCAACATCAAGTTTATCAAGAAAGTATTTAGTTCTTGATTCTTTAAAGTAGCTACTGTCTTGACGCTCTTTCCATGCTTTTGTCAGTTCTTCTTGTCTCTTAATCTCCGCTTGATAGAGCATTATAGAGCCTCTATCTTCTAGATCTATGGCACCTTGTATGGCAACCTTATAGGCGTTTATAAGGGCGATTCGCTCTTGTAAATAGCTCATATCATAGTCATCACCAAAGAAATCCGCCCCATCTTTGCCAAAATCGAGTTTTAATACTTCCTTGGCATCCGCTGTCAAGGTGGTGAGTGCTTCAGTAAACGCTTTTCTATTATTTGCTTTAAAACCTTTTTCCATAATGTCAGGGATCGCATGGTTCAGGTTATCAAGACTCTTTCTATATTTTTCTTCCTGACGCTTCATTTCTTCATTCCACAAACCTTCGTCCATGGAACCACGACCCTGTTCGCGCATACGTTTGGCGAGACGCCAATTAAAGTCAAAAGAAGCGAATAATTTATCAAACTCACCTCTTGTTGCAATATCCACGCTCTCATATGCTCTTTCCAAATTTCTTAAAGAAATTCCCACATTGATGGCATCTTTAGTAAGATCAGAAAATCTTGAATTTCCACGGTATGCTTCATCCGTGTAAACGGCATTACTATTTCGATATCCCGGAAAGCCGTCTTTAGCCTTTTGAATCATGCTTCTGACAGTTTCTTCAGAAGGTAGCCAAGAAAAGAGAATACGCTTTAACCTGTTTCCAAAGGCTTCCAACTTTTCACTGACACCTGGCAGAAGATTGGCAAGGTCCCACAACGTGGTCGCTATGAAAGTGAACCAAAAGAATCTACCCGCCACTTTTGCAACACTCCCCAAAACGGTTCTCAAGAATTTAAAGGAGATTGCAAACTTTGTGGCCGCTGTAGCTGTTGCTGCTATGGGAGACGACACTGCTGCTAAGCGATAACCTGTTGAAGTCAGTCTAGAAGCAGTTGCGCGAGTGGTTACTGGTGCAACAGCTGCACCACTTCCACGAATAAGTTTAGCAATTTTATTACTTGCCAATACCGACTTGAACCCTTTGTAAAGACCGATAAACAAAGCAGGCCCGGATATAACAGCCATTAGCGCCGTCGCTGCTTTTGTGGCGGTCCACAGGTTATCGGCAAGGCCAACCATGGCATCTCCTAACATGTAGACACTTTCGACAACAAAGTTAAAGAATCGCTTAACAATGTCCATAAGATGTAGATACACAGAGGAGAAACCACTTACATCATATTTTACTCTGCCAAGGTCTATGGACCACCCTGACATTCTTTTAATCAGAGTGAAGAAACTATTATCCACCCTTTCAATACCGTTAACAAAATCAGTGACTCTGGAATCAAACCCCCCAAGATCTTTCTGAGGCTGTCTGGACAGTGCTGTACGCTGTCTGTTCAAAATTGTCTGTAGCTCTTGCGTCTGGTTATCAGTGAGTTTTCCTTGATCTGAGAATAACTTGTAATAGTCTTTAAGTGCCTTGTTAGTTTCATCAGCAGACGCTCTTATCACTTCATAATCGCGGTTATCCATCTTGGTAAAGTCTATATTACGCAAGACTGCCGTGAAATCATATTCTACATCACCGATTCTACCAAAATTAAGTAACTTGTCTAATTGTGCCTGTCTGCCTGCACTTGTTTTTGCATTCGCAGCTCCAAAGATACCTCTAACCTTGTCATAGACAATTTGTAAATTATCTATAACTGTGTCACCTGGACCAAACAGCATGAGTCCTAACGCGCCAATTCCTCCAACTGTTAAGCCAATTGCCCCCATCTTTAAAATGAGAGGTAGAACAGCCTTCAGACCTGCCATAAACAACTCAAAAGAAATAGCACCTATATTTAAAGCCAATTTTAATAAAGTTGCGCCAATTAAGTCTACTGTGGCTACAATGGGACTGACCAACAATCTTACCGAACTAATAATTCCTTTAAAGGTGTTTCTCATTGATTTGGCAATGGTCAGACTGTTTGTGGCCATTTTCAGCATTCCATACCCAATTAGATTAATAGAGTCTACTGCTATGTAAGCCGCAAGATAAAAAGGTTTAAAGGCTTGTAGCATAAAACTCATCATTTTACCTGCATTACCTAGACTTGTGGACATAAGCGCAATAGCATAGTCAATTCTCATCATTGCCATAATAGTTGAATTAAAAATAGATGCTATAGTTGCTGAGCTGAAAGCAGCTTTCATAAGAGCAGAAAACGCTCTAATTGTTTTAAAATCTTTAGAAAGGACTCTGGCAAAACCGGCAGCTCCTGCAGAAAGATGATCGAACAGAGTACTTCCACGTCTAAGTCGCAAGAATGCTGCGGAAGTGGTGCTGATCTTTTGCAACCTCACTGACAAATAACCAAGCGCTAGAGTGAGAGGGGTGATTATCAGGGTAAGTCCACCAATAGCCATTAAGTTCCTTACGATTAAGGAAATTGGCTTAGCTAAAGATACAGACGTTGTAATGGCAGCATTAGATATACTGGAGAAGGCTGTCACTAATGCGACAGATGTGAAAAGAGGATTTTTAAATAGCTTACCAATACCTTGCAGACCTAATTTAATGAAGTTTTGCATGTCTGATAAAAAGTTAGTTACCACCGCTAATGTATTAGCACCAAACATTTTGATCAGTGCTCCCTTAATACTAAACCCTTTAACAGCTGCGATAAACTTACTACCAAGATCTGTAATAAAAGTTATGGCTGTACCCCAAACTGCTTTTAACTTATTAATATCAGCCTGAGTTATACTGAGGGCCGCCATGATCGCTTGTTTAAAATTATGGATTGTTGCGAACACAGGCGTTGCCATGGAAAAACCCTCTCCTAAAACAAAGCTATTATTAATGGCCTGCCAGAGAGTCATTGTACTACCAGAGGCACCATACGCAGCTGCATTAGCACTTAGATTTGTAAACAGTTGCTTGATTATGGGTAAAGTCGTACTTTTTGGTATTGTGGGAATGGCAAAATTAAATGGAAATGGTATTTTTGCAATATGCTTTTTAGTCCACATAAATGCACTGTTAAGCATTCCCGTCATAACAGGTATGAATGCCGTAAGTGCTCTGGCACCGCCCTCCTTACCCATAATAGAAAACATGAGAAGAGGAATGCCTATAAACCCAGCTTCAAAGATACTTATGGACTTCAGCATAGAGGTCATAAGCGCAGCAGCACCTGCGATTGCAATTCGAGGATGTTTAAATAATCCTGCAAACCATGTGGCCAAACCTACACTTGTGGTTCCCAGTGTAGTACCACCGAATATTCCTGAGAGGCCACGTGAAATTAAGGCTGACATATATGCGAAGACGCCCTCTACAGCTGCAATACCTTTTTTCGGATCGGCCGCAGTACCAGCAAACAACGCCCAAATATTTTTCCAACCTTTCTTTACCAAGAAGGTATATCCAACCATGAAACCGGCTGTTAGACCGATTAAAGAATTATTAAAAATATTGAACATCTTAAGAATCTTGTTAAACATACTTTCTTCAGGAATCAACCCATTTATGACACCATCCCAGGCATTGGCCATGATACTTGGCAGTAAGAAGACTCCATTCTTGATAGAAGTTACAAAACTTTTGACAAACCCACTAACCATCGTCTCAATGACAACGTTAGTACCTTCTGAAATTCCTTTAATAGTGCTATTAAAAGCACTTCCAGGAAAGGTTTCAGCCAATAAGCCTACTATGGACAAGGCTGCCAGTAACTTGCCTTTTAATCCTTTTTTAGCCGCAGTTATGACAAATACAAGAGTAGATACAATTTTATATCCGTATTTGATAAAGTTTTTGAGAGTGGCGTTTTCGTCCACATACTCACTGATATTTGCAAACACTTTCTTAAGATGTCCCATTCCTGAAGACATTCCTTTGAATACATTATCAAAGATCAGCACACTTTTTCTTCCAAAAGCTTCCACTAGTGCCAATGCCCTGTTAAGAATGTTTGTAGAGTCCAACACCCCTTGCATAGTGTCAGGCCAATAAGAATGACCAACAACCTTATCATAAACCTTTTCAAAGGTCTTCCTAACTTTTATTCCAAACTCTGTGACATTGTCCAGGACTTGTGGTAATTTATCGTCAAGTGTATCTAGAACATTATCTAGCTTTTCAGCCTGTGCAACCATTACTTTCTTAAACCAATCACTCTCCTTGATCTTTTCTTTAAGGCTGTCTGTCTTCTTATAAGCCTTCTTTGCTGTTCCTTCAGTCCAGCTGATAATTTCAAAGGCAATTGGGTATTTCTTTGGTTCTATCTTTTTGACTGTCTTGTCTATCCATTCAAAAAGGGCTGTGGATTCAATACGATCACCTGTATCTTTGAAACCTGTTAGCACTTGTTTCCAAAAACGTTTCAAGAATTTTTCGGTCTTCGTGAGTTTATTTGTCTCCATGTTTATTCCATCGATCATGTCAGGCCAGTAAGAGTGACCAATGACCTTGTCGTAAACATCGAGAAAAGCCGCTTTTACTTTCTCCGTAAAATTTTTAATAACACTGATAGTGCTGTCGAGTGCCACAGTGGCATAATTTAATATGCTTGTGAAAATTGCTTTCAACCTCTCTATACCTTTGACAGCCACATCAATATGAATTACAGGTTTGTAAAGAAAACCGTTAATGAAGCCTGAAACAAATTTAAGGAACGTGAGAATTCCTCGTTTTATCTCATCAAGCAATGAATTGCTAAATAATCCCTTCATATCTACTTTAATATGTATTCTACTGAACACTGCTGAGAGTAGATCACGAAGGCCTCTTCCCAATTTTTCACCAAGACTTTCCGTAAAAATTGACAGTATAAAGTTCCAAACGTGATAAACTGTTGCACGTATTTTTGCACCCAGCATAACTAACTGGGGGTAAACAACATCAGAGTAAATACGTCCTAATACTGAGAAGGTGTTTTTCATAATGCGTGAAAGACCCACAAACAAAATGCGAGTTCTCAGTAAATTATTTGGAAGAATGCCCAGCCTGACGCCTAACTTAACCAAGATTGTATTAAAATCATAAATGGCAGCTATTGGTGCATCAAATATACCTGCATAGTTACTCATTCTAACAGTATTAAGTCTGTCATTAACAAGACCGAGATTTTCGCCAAACTCAGTCAAGGACTCAGATTTAAACAGTTTAACCCATGAACGTTCTAACCGAGTGTCATCTATAAAAAAGATGGACATTCTCTCTGCAATGCCTTCCAGAGTTCTTCCTATCGGCAGTAAATACTGGTATAGACTCGCATTACTTTCCAAGAAGAGTCGAACTACTGCCGCCTTAATTTTAACTAAATATGTCTCCAGAGGTCCAATAAAAGAGATAACAAAGTACGAAACCTTTCTTGACATTATTTGTGTGTACCTGACCAGCTCATCAAATATCTTTATCAAAGGGGATTTCAGCTTGACCTCATCAGGTAATGCATCTTTAACAAAGTTGTCCTTGGCTTCCATTCGTAGAACAATCTCATCTTTTGTTGAACCTTTTGCACGTTCTTCATTTACATACGCCTCTTCCGCTTTTCTCAACTTTAATCTTTGACGCATCGACGATAATAGCATCTTTTCAAACTGTGCTTTCCTTATTTCTTCACGGTACCCTTTATCAACAGCTAAACGTATTTCATGAGTTAGTGCTTTTATTCTGGTGAAGTGTGTGACAACATCGCCAAGAGTTGTTACAAACTCTTTCTCACTACTAAAAGGGAGATCCCCTGATAATGCGCCTTTAAATGACAAGAAGGCTACAGAAGAATCTTGAATAAGTCTCAAATAGTTTCGTATTCCTGTTTTTGCCGTGTCCATTGTTGTCAATAATCTTGCAGAAAAACTTTCAAAAGTGTTTCCAAAGTTTAATAACCTTTTAGAAATCTTGTCAGTTACACCTGTATATTTCACTAGACTACCGATGGACATGGATACGTATTGTGCCATCTGTTGAGTTGCTTTTGAAACAGTGGCGACTGTCCTGCCAAAATCTTCATCAGTCTTGTCCGCCATTTTTTCAATAGCTTTTATGACCGCCAGGGTGGTTGTACCACCAGTTTCAGCAAACTTTATCATTTCTCCAGCAGTCATACCAAACTGATCTTGCAACCCTTGACCCAAATACCTAAACTGTTCAAATACTGCTCTTAATTCTTGACCTCTTAATTCACCAGAACCTAAGCCTTGTAAAAACTGAGTTAAGCCTGATTGGAGAGACGCATAAGATGAACCAGACAGCTCACCGGCTCTCTGGATAGTACGTGCAACCTTCAGCAAACGGTCTTCACCAAAGTCGTACTTTCGCAGACTTCGACTTAACTCTGTGTACAAGTTTGCTGTATCCGCAAAGGAGGCTCTACTTTGTTTAGACACTGTTATCAATTTTGACTTGGTTCTAATGAGATCTTCTTCACCTTTAACAACAAGCTTAAGCCTGTTTTCCACCAGGGTCAAATCATCAGCCATACCAATAAATGCACGAACGCTGACAAAGCCTGTATATGTCGTCAACAAGCCCGCCATTATTTTTGTCATTCGACTGAGACCTGTGTTTGTATTTTTGATACCCTTGTCTGTAGCGTTAAAACTTTTTGTTGCGTTTTTACCAAAGTCAGTTATGTTCTTATTAATCTCTTTGGTAAGCCTCGCAGTACTTCTGAAATTTACACTGTCAACACCTTCTAAAGAAGCTTTAGCGCTTTTGGATGTTTGGAAAATATTCTTAAGCCTGCTGTTAATGGATGCTAGGGATTGTTCCGCCTTTTCTGATTTAGTGTTTACATCTATTGTAATTCCTGACATATGCAACTCCGCATAAAAAGCCCACCAAGAATTGTCTCAGTGGGCTGTTTTTATTTAACGATAACACCGTTAGGCTTGATACCTTTAATTGACAACAGCGTTCTTTCAACAAAATGTGTTGGAGCTTGTTTAGATGAACCTCGGTTCAATTTATCAATATACTCAACGTTATTGTAGATTTTGTATTGTTCAGAACGCCATCCGGCTTGCGCCTTTCCAGTGTCAACAGGGGTTGCTGCTTTTAATCTATTGACAGCAGTTTTTATTACTTTGCTTTGTTCTTTTTCAAGCTTTGCTCTGATTTCTTTCTCTATACTATTGGACATACTCACCACCTTTGGCTTTTAGGAGACGTGCATACATTTCAGAACCTTTGAATGCGTTGTCAATAACATCGACTGTTTTCGGGCTGTGATCAGTATATACTGCCTTGAGAGATGGAAATAGATTTTCGGCCTTTTCTTTAACGCCTTGTGCCTGCAAAAGTTTCATAGTTCTGCCGTCCTCTCTCCAGCCCTCTGGTCTTCGCTCAAAGTAAAGTTGCCAGCCTACAAGCTCGTCATAAGGCATTTCCATCAACTTGTAGACTGGCGTTTTTAAAAGGTAAGCTACCTCATAATACAGAAGATCTTCATCAGAGAGGACTAGTTTTTTGTGTCATCACTCAGACCGGAGTACTTAGTGATTTCTTTAGCAAGTTTGTCAAGTTCTTCCAGGGGAATTTGTTCATAATCAGCATCAGTCATTTCTTCAGAACCTTCCACAGCCAGAGAGACAACGAATTTTAGGACTTCAAAACCTTGCTCTTCATTCTCCCCAACCGTTTTGGACATTTCCTGAATTTCTTTTACCTCAGCGACCGTGAGCTTTTTAATTTCAACATTACCACCCATGAATTTGATACTTTTCTTGATACGCTTGCTCGCCAGTTCTTTAAAACTCATTTTGAGTCTCCTTTAATGATTTGATTTACGAAATCCAGCATTCTGTGAAGGTCGTTAAGGGTTGCCAGAATCTCCATGGACTTAGCACCATCGCCTTCGAATTCTTTAATACGCTGGACAGTCTTGTAAATACTGAATTTAATCGACTTTCGCATGTATCTTGCTGTAAGTTTAAGCATGAAGTCTCTTGAAAATGGTTTCTTTTCAACAGCCTCTTTCGCCTTTTCATCAGTCATTGTGGATCCTTTTGTTTAGTCAGTGTACGCACCGAAAAACTCTGACTGTACAGTAATGG